ATAAAACATGACAAATATCATATTCAATTATAACTTTCGCTTTAGAACACTCGAAATGCAAGAAATGCTAATCGAGGCGTCTGGAACAGAGATCGCGGATATAACTACAAAAGAAAATAGTTATATACGAAAGTCCCTGATTAATATACTTACAGTGTTAATCAGTAACCCTGATGTAAGAGGGGTGGGGAAGAAAGATTCTTCGCCCCAAGGTTGGTTTGATCCAAATCAGACCGACCTTCAAACATGGTCGCTCGGAAAATGTGAGCTTGACCTGTTTGCTTTACCCTATGGATTGGGATCGATTTACCGTGCTATCTGCATGGTAGAAAGAATTCGCCTTCTTTACTCCTCGTTGGATTGTCCTATGCCTGGCATACCTTATGGTTGCTCGCGTAAGATTATTTCTAAATATGTGATACTATTGTTTCAATGGTGTCATCTTTATTTGAACGGATTAGGAGAAAAGATCGGCAAGTACCAATCTGTGTCTATTTTCAATAAGATACTGAAAGTAGAACCTCTAGAAAAAATCAATCTGCCATTTAATTGGTGTGTTGGTTGCCTTCAACCTTTCGCAAAGGTTAAGGCTCGCTTTTGGCGCATGATTTTCAAAGCTAAAAAGCATAGAGGTGAGATGTTTAGGTTAACGCAATCTATTCTATATTATAAGAAGGCTTGCCCTCTGGGCTCCGAAAGTTTCGTTCAGGAAACTCTTATTAAACATAGAAAGGCGATGACCTTGATTCCTCCTCCACTTGAGACTCTTTCGTTGAAAGATGGCAATAACTATACGGTAATCCCGTTAGGTGTCATCGAAGAAAGAGTTTCCCAGATAGTCACGGATGTCTTTAAAAATTTTAAAATTCCGGACAAGTGGTGGGATCCATCTGGTAGTGCTAGTTATGATACTAGCTCAGAGATGGGTGGTCAGAGGCGTGATATAGATTTCACTGCTTATGATACTGACGGGAATCCCCTTAAAGGTGATAGTTGGAAAGATAATTCCGACAATTGGACGTATCATGATACCGGTTACGATATCGTAAAAGTCCCTTGTCGAGCTGGTCCTGTGTTTAAACGCGGGATCACGGAGAATATCTTTGCTTCACCTGTGGCGTTGACTGAGCCCTTAAAAATAAGAATAATCACCAAAGAAAATACTTGGTCGACTTATGCCTTATCGGGTGCTCAACGCTCACTATGGGAATGTCTCCACAAGCATCCATGGTTTGTCTTAACTGGCAGACCTGTGGTTGTCGAGGATGTACCTATTGGCAGCGAAGATTGGATAAGTGTTGATTATTCAGCCGCTACAGATAATTTGTCTAAAGAATTTTCTAGACTAGTAATAAAAACTATCTGCGACCTCACGGGTCTACCTTTCCAACTCTGTTACGATTCACTATGTAATCATAAAATTGATTATTCTAAAGTGAGTGGGATAGAGAATGATGTGATAGACCAACAAAATGGTCAGCTAATGGGGAGTATTTTATCTTTCATCGTTCTTTGTATCGCGAACGCTGCGGTTATAAGTTTGGCTGTTGATCCAGCTAGATTTGAAAGAAAAACACCTGTTAAAATCAACGGTGACGATGGACTCTTTTTAGGAAATCGGGAAAAGTATCAACTTTGGAAAGATATTGCGAGTCATGTTGGACTCGCCCCGTCCGTGGGAAAAGTTTATAGATCAAACATTTTTTGTGTTATAAATTCACAATTGTTTTATAAAGATTCACACGGCCTAGTTCAGATGAGTGCATATCCGAATGCGTCAGGAATGATGTTGTTCGATGCCAGGTGCTACTCTAAACCTAAAGGACCTCTTGACTTAGCTTCATCACAAGAGCTATGGTTGTCAGGGTTTAATCCTTGCCAGGATTCCGATTCTGAATCATCTTCATGTAAATATATTAAGAAGATGGCAGAACGTCAGATGAAAGCCGAACACTTATGGTTTGAACATTTCAAAGGAGTTTTAAATACTCCTTGGGTTCAAACTTTTGCAGTAGATTATTATCTACCAAAGTGTTTAGGCGGTCTCGGACTAAAATATGGAAATGGCTTTGGAGAAGGTGATAGAATTGTATCAAAGGAAGCATGGGCACGAGCTAGATGGTTTTTAGAAGAAGGAAACCAATATAAGACCCACAAAAAGGTTGTCAGGACTGAGAAGTATCGTTTATGCGATATCTCAGACTCTACATCAACTAAAAGAGTTGTAGTAGATGTCGCTCCAAAAGTGACTGATCCTTTTTGTGAACCACAAACCTGGATAGGTGTGAGTTGCTTAGGTGAACCGTCTGAAGAGACAGTTCAAGCATTAGCGGATATTGGTTGGACGAATAACGTGGAGGTAATCCAAAAAGACCCAGAAGACTGGAACTATGACTTTTTGAATATGGGAAAATTGAGTTCTTCGCTTATAAGTTTGGCGGCTATTAACGGCCTGTCGATTTATAATGCGACTCGATGGTTAGAAGAATCTTCTCAGAAAGATTTCTTTAGAATCCTAGGTTCATTTAGGTCTAAAAAACAGAAGTATGGGAAATATTGGAAGGGTTACCGAGAAGTACAAGCAAGTACTCTCCAAAGTATAAGGATCAGTAGGGGGAGCAGAAAGCTCAAACCTTGGTCACCTAGATTTGGAAATGCAGGTTATATCGAATTCCTTGAAAAAGAAATACAAAATATCAGGGTAATAGGACAAGAAGGACGCACGGGGGTTGATGGATCTACTTTTTATACTGAAGATGTCTCCTTTAAACGAGACATTCTAGTAAGTGAAGAGGGATATCCATTCCATATCGATGAAACAGAGGAGGTGACTTTTTCACCACCAAATTCGCCGGATCAATATTTGAATGATCTAAAGGCATTTTTGGGCTCAGATTATGAGCTTCTCTGTGGATCGACAACCACGTAGATTCACCTCTAATTGTTGTTATGACAGTACCACAGGCTCTTGAAAAAGGCAGAGTAGTGCATTACGGTAACAATTTAGAAATTGGGAATCTACACCC